AGTAAAGACAATATTGTATGTATAACTGATACATTAGTAAAGTCAAGAGATGTATATGAAGATGTAGAACTACAAAGTACAGGAAATGCTATACTACGTATACTCGAAGGTCCAATAGCTGAGTGGGAGTACTTAAATAGAAACTCTAGAAAATATTCAGAAAATCTCTGGGATAACGTATTAAATAGTTCTTATGTGAAAGAACAGCTTCATTACAAAACACTCTACGGAGAAGCAGGTCATCCTACTGATAGATTTGAGATAGATTTTGGAAGGGTTTCACATTCAATACTTGATATGTGGAAGGTTCCAGAAAAGAATCAAATATATGGTAAAATTGCAATACTAGACACACCAATGGGTAGGATAATAAATACATTATACGAAGCAGGTGGGACAATAGGATACTCATCACGTGCCGGTGGAATACTCCACCAGAAGAAGGATTATATTGAAGTAGATGAGAAAACTTACAACTTTATAACCTTTGATGCAGTACCATATCCTTCAGTTATTTCAGCTAGACCTGGTGAAATTACAGAGTCTACTAATACAAAAATTTATCTCCCTGAAGAAGTACATACTAAGTTATGTAACATAATTAATGAATCAAGTTCTAATGCAAAAGATTCATTAAGGGAGTTGATATATAGTATAGAGGGATTTGACTTATCTCAGGAGAAAGAGATATTCGAAAGTTCTAATATACAAGAACATAAAAATGTTGATAATGAGCAATCCATAAAAGAGACCACTATGTCTTTATTGAAGGAGAGTTCATCACAAATAGAGAGTCTGAGACTTAAAAATCAAGTTTTAGAAAATGACAATACTTCATTGAAGTCTGAAAACGACAAATTGAAGTTAAAACTTGATGAATCGGTACAGAAGATTTCAAACCTTACAGACGAAGTACATCAAAAAGAAGTTGAAATTAACGAAGCAGTATCAAGTAAAAAGGATATAAACCTTGACCTTGAGAAGAGAGTAGAAGACCTTGAGAATATTATTGATGATCAAAGCCTTGAAATCGAAGAACTGCACGGTATAAGGGAAGCTTTTGAAGTACTTAAGTCTGAGAATAGGGGAATGAAGTCCTCCATTAGCTCAGAGAGGAAGATATCCGAAAAGTTTCAGGACTACAGTGCCAAAGTAGAGTCAGAACTACAAGAAGCATACGAAGAAATCGGTGTACTGGTTGAGGAGTCTACAAATAAGGACAATGAAATTAAGTCTCTAACTGAATCCGTAGCACTTCTTAAGTCTGAACTTGAGAACGAAAAGGGTGATGCAAAGTTGTTATCTGATAAAGTTTCAAAGTTAAGGCAAGAAGTAAAAGAGCTTAAATTCAAAAACAATTCCTTAATAAAGGAGTCCAAGACCGAATCAACTGATGAAGGTATGATAAGTAGGATGCAACATGAGAATGAAAGCTTGAAAAACAGTATAAAAGAAGCACAAGAAGAAATACAGAGAATAAAGAGAGTATCTGAAGGTACGAACTATAACAAGTCTTATGCAAAAGAACTTGTTGAAGTAATATCAGGTAGTTATGGTATAGACCCTGTAAAGGTTCTCAATAATTTGCCTAATAACTTTAAGAAGTCTGATGTGTATGATGTATGCGAATCCTTTAGTAACTCAAAAGTAAGTAATATTCATTATGGAAACATATATGAATCAAGAAATACAGTGATAAATCACAATGAAGATACTCCTACACCTAAGGTAGATGGTATAATAGGATCCTTTAACCGAAGAGGAGTAGGTAGTATCTAATAAAATAATAAAAGGAGATAATAATTATGCAGGCCAATATTTATGAGTCTTATCGCCCCCTTCTTGAGAGCTGGGCACCTTATACAAACGTAGTAAAGCAGAACATGGAAGGATACAGTGATGTAGAAGCTACTCAGCTGTCAATTCTTCTTGAGAACACAAAGAATGAGATTGAAGTATCTCGTGGCAGGATGCTTAATAACACACCTGTAGTAGAGGGAACAGATATCTCTATGGTAAACACATTCACATCAAATGTGTTTGATATCATAACGGCTGTTATGCCTAATTTGATTGCGAATGATATCGTATCAGTTCAGCCGCTTGATAGAAGAAACGGTCAGGTATTCTTCCTTAAGTTTACTTATGGTAACAGCAAGGGTGGTATCAAGGCTGGCGATGACATGCTTACATCGCAGAAAGGTTTCTCCGGAAAGGATTATTCTGGTGAGCATGTATCCGGTGAAGTACTTACAATAGATGGTGGTAAGGCATCAGCTCAGTTTGTACATACACCTATTAAGCCCGGTACACTTACAATAACAACAGCAGATGACCTTTCAAAGGAAATCACTGATGTACCTAACGCTGATGGAGTTACAGGTACACTTACAGACGGTGGTACAGGTCTTGGAAGTGGTACAGTTGACTATGTAAAGGGCACCCTTGAGCTTACAGGTATGACAGTATCTCAGGCAGAGGTAGCTTTTGACTATGACCTTAATAGCTTTGATGCTAAGGTTGACGAAGTCGACGTACGTGTTGTATCTGAGCCCGTTGTAGCAAGGCCTAGAAAGCTTAAGGCTATTTACATGTTTGATGTAGCATATGACCTGAAAATGAGCTTTGGTCTTGATATGGATCAAGTGATACTTAAGGCGACGAGTGGAGAGATTGGTTATGAAATCGATAACGAGATCATGCAAGATCTTCTCAATATCGCAGGTTCCGAGTCAATCTGGAACAAGAAGCCTGAGTACAAGGGTATGGATCAGAAGGCACACGAAGCAACCCTTATCAACGTTATCAATGACGCTTCCAATACTATTCTTGGTAACACAAAGAGATATGAGGCAACATTTATTGTAGCAGGTAAGAATGCAGCTACATATATTGAGTCACTTAATACTAATGTAACTCAGTATGGTGCAGTATTCCAGAGAGCAGAGACCAATGGTGTTGTTGGTGGTCCTCACCTCATTGGTGTTCTGGATGGCAAGTATAAGGTTTACAAGAACCCTTACTATCCTGATGATGAGATGCTTGTAGGTGCAAAGGGTGAGATGTTCATTGAAGCAGGTTATGTATATGCACCCTATTTACCTCTGTTTGCAAGTCAGCTTCTTGTTGACTCAGACTTCAAAGCTCAAAGGGGGTTCTGTACGCTTTACGCTAAGAAGGCTGTTAACAGAAATATGTATCACAAGATTACTCTTATTGACAACGAGCAGGTTAGTCCTGAAGGAGAGTAATTCCTAATCTACAATTTAATATTGAATAACTAATAGAAAGGCTCGTGTCGTAAGGCACGAGCCTTTTGTATTGTAAATAAGTCTAATGAAGTGTATAATCATAGTTATGGCACGAAAATATAAGAGATATAATAATGGTATAAAAAATATAATAGTATATGAAGGTGAAACAGTACCAGAAGGTTTTGTTGCAGGTGTATTGCCTTTATCTGACGATAAGAAAGAAGAGATATCACGAAGGCGAAAGGAAACAAATCTTAAAAAATACGGTGTAGAGAATCCTTCTCAATCTCAGGTTGTAAAAAATAAGAAAAAAGAAGTATTCTTAAAGAAGTATGGTTCTACATCACCATTTTCCTCAAAAGAATTGAGGGATAAAGCCAATAAAACTATAAAAGATAAGTATGGTGTAGATAATATATCTCAATCCAAAGTAATCAAAGACAAAAAAGTCGACACTTGTAAGAAGAACTTTGGTGTTGAGCATCCTATGCAATCTAAAGAAGTTCAAAATAAATCAAAAGAGACTAATAAAAAGAAATATGGTGTTGAACACGTATTGCAAAGCAATGATATAAAAGAAAAAGCAAAACAGACAACACTTAAACGTTATGGTGTTGACAATGCCTCTAAATCCCAAGAGATAAAGGATAAAATAAAGAAAACCAATATTAATAAGTATGGTACAGAATACCCATCCCAATCTAAAGAAGTCCAAGATAAAGTTAAAAAGACAAATCTTGAAAAATACGGAAATGAAGTGTATATAAAATCTCAAGACTTTAAGGAGAAAGCTAAAAGCACTAACTTAAAACGATATGGTGTAGAAAATCCTTTTGCTTCCGAAGAGATTAAACAGAAGATAAGGGAAACTAATAAAAAGAACATTGGTGTCGACTTTCCTATGTTATCTGAAGAGGTAAGAGAAAAGTCCAAGAAAACGTCTTTGGAGATATATGGTACAGAATATCCTAATCAATCCGAAGAAGTAAAAGAAAAAATAGAAAAGTCTACATTAGAACATTATGGTGTAAGACGTCCCGCACAATCTGAAGAAATAAGGGAAAAGATAAAACAGACAAATCAAGAACGATATGGTGTAAACTATGCTTTTATGCTACCCGAGAATAGAAAAGGACATTCAATGGACTCAGGTCCTAATCTAAAGTTCAAGAAATTATTGGATAAAGAAAATATATTGTACGAAAGAGAGTTTGCTATAGGTCATTTTATTTATGATTTCAAGGTAGGAAATAATCTAATAGAAATAGACCCATACGCAACACACAACACATTATGGTCACCATTTGGTCCTAAAGGTATAGATAAAGAGTACCATAAAAACAAATCAAAGTATGCAAGGGAAAATGGTTTTAACTGTATCCATATCTTTGATTGGGATGACAAGCAAAAAATAATATCATTGTTAAAAGATAGAGAAACAGTATATGCACGAAAATGTGAAATAAGAGAAGTGTCCAAGGAAGAATGCGACATTATTCTTAACGAAAACCATCTTCAAGGTACTTGCAAAGGTCAAGACATAATATTTGGTTTATACTACAATAACGTATTGTTGTCAATAATGTCCTTTGGTAAACCCCGTTATAATAAAAACTATCAATATGAATTATTAAGGTATTGTTCAACGTATAATATTATAGGAGGACCTAATAAACTTTTTAAGAAATTCCTTGTCATATATAAACCCTCAAGTATTATTTCCTATTGTGACAGTTCAAAATTCATTGGTAAGGTATATAAAGTATTGGGATTTTCAAAGAACGAAAATAGTAGTATATCAAGGCACTGGTACTCTCCCAAAGAAAAACGTCATATAACCGACAATCTTCTTCGCCAAAGGGGCTATGACCAGTTGTTTAATGAAAGCTTTGGTAAGGGAACATCAAATGAAGAATTGATGATAAAGAGGGGGTATCTCCCTATTTATGATTGTGGACAAGATACATATATCTGGAGGTGTGATTTTGAATATAATACAGAGAATACGAAAAGTTACAGGTCTATCACAGAGTAAGTTTTCAGATCTTATTGATGTAAAGGTAAGTACAATACGTCAGTGGGAACGTAATGGTGCATCACCACCAAGTTATGTACCTAAATTGATATTAAGAACTCTTATAGCAGAGGATAATGAATATAATGAAGAAGAACTTAAAGTATTACAACAATGGTATAATGAACAAAATGATACCCGAAGGAGACCCCATTCCTGAAGGTTTTGTTCCAGGTATGAAAAAGCGTTCTCAACTCGAGATAGAAGCTTCAAATACTAAAAGAAAACAAACATGTCAAGACAAATATGGTGGTAATGCACCCTTATGTTCAAAAGAAATACTTGAAAAATCTAAGAAAACCAATATTGAACGATATGGTGTGGAGAATCCTTCTCAGTCTAAAGTAGTAAAGAAGAAACGTGAAGATACTATGGTAGACAGATATGGTGTAAGTAATGCCATGTATTCTAATGAGTTAAAAGAAAAGTTAAAGCAAACCAATAAAAACAAATACGGAACAGAAAATCCCTTTGCCTCAGGTGAAATAAAAGAAAAGATAAAAGAAACCAATCTTAAAAAATATGGTACAGAGTATGCAATTAATTCAAAAGAAGTAAAAGAAAAAGCCTATAAAACCAATATTGAACGATATGGTACTAAGTACCCTACAAAAAACTCTGATATAAAAAATAAAATAAAGCAAACAAGTAAAGAGAAGTACGGAGTAGAAAATGCACTTCAGTCTGTGGTAGTAAGAGAAAAAGCAAAGAAAACACTATTA